GAGTGTCAACCGAGACCCCCAAAACTTCGGGTGAAATGACATCAGCTGAGAAGAAGTCTCGGATAGCACAAAAGAAAAGTCTTGGTCAGCCAAAAGGTAAACCAAGAAGAGTAGCACCTTTAAAAAGAAGGACTAAATAATGGCAACTTCAGGAACAGTAACATTTAACTTAGATTTAAATCAAATAGTCGAAGAAGCATTTGAGAGATGCGGTGCTGAGCTACGTACTGGATATGACTTAAGAACTGCTAGACGTAGTTTAAATTTATTAACTGCAGAATGGGCAAATCGAGGAGTAAATTTATGGACTATAGAAGAAGGAGCAATAAGTCTTACTTCTGGCACAGGTACATATAACCTGCCTGCTGATACTATAGATTTGTTAGAACAAGTAATTAGAACAGGTACAGGACAGTCACAAAGTGATATTAATATTACACGTATTTCTGCACCTACGTATGCTACGATTCCTAACAAAAACTCTACAGGTAGACCTATACAAGTTTGGATAAATAGACAAGTATCTCAACCTAATATTAATGTATGGCCTCTTCCAGATAATGATACATACACATTCAAATATTGGCGTTTAAGAAGAATGGAAGATGCAGGTAATGGTGTTAACACACAAGATATACCATTTAGATTCTTACCTTGTTTAGTTGCAGGGTTGGCGTATTATTTAAGTTTAAAACTGCCACAGGCTTTTGATAGAATTCAATTTTTAAAACAAGAATATGAAGAACAATGGTTATTGGCTTCTACAGAGGATAGAGAAAAAGCAGACTTAAGATTAGTCCCTCGTCCTCAATATTTGTAAAGGTTTAACATGGCTAGTAAGTTTACAGCTGGTAAACGCGCAATTGGAAATTGTGATAGATGTGGGTTTCAGTATAAGTTAAAAGAATTAAAAAAGTTAACTATAAAAACTACTAATACTGAGATTAAAGTATGTAAGGAATGTTGGGAACCAGACCACCCACAAAACATGCAAGGTATGTATCCGGTAGAGGACCCTCAAGCAGTAAGAGACCCTCGACCTGATTTAAACCTAACAGAGCAAAGAGATTATCAATATGGGTGGAATCCTGTTGGTTTAAATAATGGACTAGCAATACCTGATATTGAAGATGATTTGGAAGGTACCGGACAGGTTGGCACGGTTACCATAACAATAACTTAGGAGTATAATTATGAATAAAGATAGAAAAGGCGCTAAGGTAACATATAAGCAACCAGAAAACTATAGTGAAGATATTTCTTGCTGTGGCTACCCAGAAAAAGATGTAAAGACAGAAGGTGTAGTAACACGCGGTAATGGTGCTGCAACAAAAGGCACTAAAGCTCGTGGACCAATGGCATAAGGATAAATAATGACTTACGCAGAATTAGTAGCAGCTGTAAATTCATATGCAGAAAATCAGTTTACTACTACTGACATAAATACTTTTATAGAGCAAGCTGAACAGCGTATTTATAATACAGTTCAGTTACCTGATTTACGACGCAACCAGACAGGTAATACAACTACAGGTAATAAGTATTTATCAACGCCTACAGACTGGCTATCAACATTTAGTTTAGCAGTTATTGATTCAGATAACCAATATACATATTTGTTAAATAAAGATGTTAATTTTATTAGGGAGTCGTTTCCAGATACAGATGCGGCTTATTATGGAAAGCCAGAATATTATGCAATATTTGATGACAACACGTTTATACTTGGTCCTACACCAGATGATAACTACACTGTTGAGCTTCATTACTATTATTACCCTGAGTCTATCGTTACAGCTGGCACTACTTGGTTGGGTAATAATTTTGATAGTGCTTTACTGTATGGAACTTTGTTGGAAGCAGCTACATATCTTAAAGAAGAACCTGATATAATGCAGAATTATAGTCAAAGATATTTAGAGGCTATGGCTTTATTAAAACAACTAGGTGAAGGTAAAAATAGACGCGATAGTTATCGCAGTGGACAAATAAGGTACCCAGAACAATGATATTAGACGGAATAGATTTTAAAGTAAATACAACATCTGGACGGGGGTTTACTCCTGAAGAATTAGCAGACCGAGCATTAGATAAAATAATGTATGTAAGTAAAGATGCAAACCCTTTAATTAGGGAACAAGCAGAAGCATTTAGAGGACATATTAGACAAGTTCTAGTAAAATATCTAAAACAAGCGGTAACTTCTGACCGCACAACTTTGGCAAATAAACTGCGAGACGCAGGACATTCAGATTTAGTTAAAATATTGGAGATATAATTATGGCAATCACTCAAGCAATGTGTACGTCATTTAAGGTTGAGCTTCTAAGTGGGGGCCATAACTTTAATACGACAAACGTAGCAAGAAGCGCTGATACAGCAGATACATTTAAAATCGCGTTGTACACTTCATCAGCTTCATTAGATTCAACAACAACAGCATACTCAGTAACTAACGAAGTATCAGGTACAGGATATTCAGCTGGCGGAAACACTTTAACCATTTCACAAGTACCAACATCATCAAGTACAACAGCATTCTTAGACTTTGCTGATACTACATGGTCTTCTGCAACTATTACTGCAAACGGCGCATTAATTTATAACAGTACTAACAGTGATACTGCTGTAGCTGTGTTAGCTTTTGGTGGTGATAAGACTTCTACAAATGGTGACTTTTCTATTATTTTCCCTTCGGCAGACGCATCAAACGCTATTATTCGTATAGCCTAATTAGGAGGCTTTAATGGCATTGGTACTAAAAGATAGAGTAAAAGTCAGTGCAGTTACTACGGGTACCGGAACATTTACATTAGGTCCCGCTGTATCAGGCTATGATGACTTTTCTGTTATCGGCGATGGTAATACTACTTACTACACTATAGTTATAGATACTGAGTGGGAAGTTGGTGTTGGTACTTATACGGCTTCGGGCACAACTTTATCTCGTGATACTGTCTTAGCTTCTTCTAACTCAGGTAGTTTAGTTAACTTTAGTGCAGGCACAAAAGAAGTATTTGTTACCTATCCTGCAGGTCGCAGTGTTAATACCGCTGACATAGGAACCATAGCTTCTCAAGATTCTGACAATGTATCTATCACAGGCGGTTCAATTGCTGTAACAGCAAACCCTACTACAGACTACCAAGTTGCAACTAAAACATATGTTGATTCTCTTGTAGCTTCAGCAATTCATTTTCATGACGCAGTTAGAGTCGAGACTCCTAGCTCAGAAGGTAGTTTAAATGCTACTTATAATAATGGTACTGACGGCGTTGGAGCAACTTTAACAAACGCAGGGACTCAAGCTGCTCTTGTTATTGATGGTGTTACTTTAAATACAAATGATCGAGTATTAGTTTATAACCAAACAGATGCTACTGAGAATGGCGTTTATACAGTTACAGATACAGGATCAGCCTCTACTAATTGGGTTTTAACTCGCGCTACTGACGCAGATAGCTATGCACCTGGAACTTCAGACGGTCTTGATGAAGGCTCTTACTTTTATGTTACAGGCGGAAATACAGGAGCTGGAGAATCTTATGTATGTAGTACAGTAGGAACTATAACTTTTGGTACAACAGATATTAACTTTGTTCAATTTAGTTCATCACTAAATTATATTGGTGGCACTAACATTGATATTACGGGTACAACCATAGCCTTAACAGGCCAAGTTGCTATCGCTAATGGAGGTACTGCGGCTTCAACAGCTTTGGGAGCTAGAACTAATTTAGGGCTAGAGATAGGCACGGATGTTCAAGCTTGGGATGCGGGGCTAGATGATATAGCAGGACTAGCAGTTACTGATGGCAACATTATAGTTGGTGATGGGGCTAATTGGGTTGCAGAATCAGGGTCTACCGCTAGGACAAGTTTAGGAGTTCCAGCTAATGATGGCACAGGGGCAACAGGTACTTGGTCAATTAGCATCTCTGGAAACGCGGCTACAGTAACAGACGGAGTCTACACTTCAGGTTCATATGCTAACCCTTCATGGATAACTTCATTAGATGATGGCAAAGTGCTACCGTCAATGACAGGTAATAGTGGAAAATACTTAACAACAGATGGCACTAATAGTAGTTGGGATGATGTCCCCTCACCAAATAATGGCACTCTATCTTTAACAACATCAGGTACAGGACTAAGTGGTTCAGCTACATTCACTGCTGACCAAGCAGGAGCAAGTACATTTACTGTGACGTCTAATGCTACAAGCAGTAATGTTTCTTCTAGTATCGTAGCTCGTGATGGATCAGGTAACTTTAATGCAGGAATAATTACAGCGTCATTAGCAGGTAACGCTGCAACTGTAACTAATGGTGTTTATACAACTGACATCGGTGTAACTGTTCAAGGATATGATGCTGATACGGCTAAATATGATGATGTCACTGCAAACTTTACAGGAACATTACAAAATGGAGGATCTAATGTTGTCGTAGACACAGACATCGGTGTAACTGTTCAAGGATATGATGCAGACACAGCAAAGTATGATGACACTACAGCTAATTTTACA